GAGAGGACGAAATTATCGCCGCTTCCCCCTCACCGGCTACCGAGAACACGGCGCTACGAACCGATTCCGAGTTCGCATCAAATGGTACCCAGTCCTCTTCCGGGCGTAGTGACGGCACCATAAAGAACAGATTTTTGCCGAACACAAAAAAATCAGTCCCCACACGCTTAGCCAGCTCCCCGATAAATTCGTAATCACTAATGCCAGCTTGCGTAACGCTGGGAATGGTATCGCGAAGATTCGGAGAGATGGTGTCTGTTTCGTATCCATACTCCAGCGCAATCTTTTTTACGACGGCGTCGTACGTCATATTCTCAAATACTCGCCGCCGCGCTACTCTTGTCATCTTGACACCGTCGCCGAGACCTTGCATGACGATTCGCCGCCGCCCACCAAACTCGAATTTCGGACTTGACATAGAAAAGACCCCGAGAAGCTTCTGGCGACTTGCAATATTAGCGTACCCCATGAATACTTGAACGCGCTGCCCCTCTACCCACGAAAGATCGTCGGTTACTGCTCGATTCAGATTCCTAAAAAATAACTCGGCGTGCGACAATTTTCCGATCTCAAGATCGACCCTAGCGCCGGTGATAAGATCGGCTAATCCCATGTCAACTCCTGTAACACTCCCGACACGAATGCCGACGTACGGATTCGCCGGATAGGCCGTGGCGCGGTCCGCGTGACCCGAGCTAGGAGCTGTCGGTGCTGTCGCCATTAGAGCGGCATATCCAGTCTAGTTCCTGATGACAGTCCGAGTGGCCAGAACAGGTCATTGGCTTCTGCAACACGCCACCATTTTCGTGCCTGCCCTCCGAGGCGAAACGACAAGAAGTCAAGCGTCTCTCCAGGCTTCATTTCATGCTGGGTCTCGGAGTACGAGGGCGAAGGAATGCGCAGATGGAGACACTTCTTCTGCTCCCCGTTGCGCTCTTCGACAACGGAAAACTGTGCGCCTTCATAGCGACTTCCAGCAAAAATAGGCATTGCGGCCCGCTTCCTAATTTGTGTACACAAGTGTACACAGTTTAATTCCTGCTTCAACCACTGCAGCCCTTGCCCCGCGCTTCCCGAACTTCGGGGGCTTCGCGGATTTTGTGAGCAAAAATCATCTTAAATCTCCACGTCTGCGCACATTCTTCAGAACTAGCTATTGCTTCGCAATCACCTAGCCCCATTTATTGCCAGTTACCGGAGCACCGGGCTTGTATTGCCATCGAGGCTCCAGTGTCTGTTTGATGACCCCAGCCTCAACGGCACGGGTCCATTCCTGGAGTGTTTTGTATTCCTCAAGTGGCGTCTTAGACATATCCTCGCGCAGCCCTGTTCTAGGCTCCTCTGAGTGCTCTTCAAGAGTAACCAGAGCCTCTATCGAGAGCGGGTTTCCAGAGCTTACGTCAATTGCAATTATCCTAAGCTCAAGTTCGGTCACCACACACCGGATCGGGACTTCTGTGAACAGGAATAATAGTAACGGACGCGGAGCGTGCCCTGTCCCCGACGACATTTTGGTTCCACCAACGGCGGACGTTCTTACTCTCTTCATATTTTCGCGAGAATAAGCCGCGTCCTTCTGAGCTTGGATAAATGGATCCCCGCGTGCCGAGATTACTCCAGCTCCTTGAGGAATGCCAAACACTCCCATCGCAAGAAAATTTATCGACTGGCCTGACGGCCAATCACGGCCGCCAAATGCAGGAGTAATTTCTTCTTCGTACGTACGAGCTAATATCTGTACAACCGGCTGCGAAATTGGGGTTGCCCACGCCTCAAGAATCTCGGCGGAACGTTGTGCCGATTGCCACTCCACGCGCTCGCCCCCGGAAGGCGCAATTGGCCAGCCGGCCGCGTTCCTGCCCGGAGAGACTCCGGGTCCCTCGGATACACGATCATCAAATCTCAGCGTCAGCGTGATACGTGACGCATCCGCGTCGCTGTCCTGAGAATGCTCCCACGGAATTTGAAGATCGTTGGCCGTGTCGGACTCTTTCCATTTTGTGTTGACGGTAAACTTCACGTCAGTCGGGTCAAAATGGAATCCGAGTGACGATGTCTTCGGCTCATCGATCCACTTCCCGTCGTGATGCTCCGGAGCGATGTACTCCCGATCAATTTTTAGGACGCCGACGCTCATTATGAACAGCCTCCAAAATACGCGTCCGAACAGTAAATTCACCTAGTACGCGCCCCCGTGAAACATCTGTCGATCTAACAGGGCTACCACGACTGACGTACCCAGCGTACGCGCTCCCAGTACGAATTCTCTACGGTCGGTTCCGGTTCCGGTGTGGGGGATGTGGCGCTGACTCGAAGAGCGAAAAGCTTCTCAGGATTTGGTGCTTCAGATGTCCATAGCGAACCCTCAAGCATCTCTTGAAGAACTATTTTTATCTCAGCTGCGGTGGCGTGCTGACCGTTATAGCGGGTGACGGTCACGTTCATTTGCGTAATAACACAACGCGGCAATACGAGATTGCCAACCTGAAACCGCAATGGTGCAGGGGGAAGCGGCGCGACGGTGGTTAGCTGAGACTTGCTCACCCTGCGGATTGTTTGAGCTTGGGTGATTGCACCATAATTCGCGGTGAACGTTTCCTTCCCCTTAGCCGTCTCGAAACTATCTTTGAAAGCTTTCACTATCTTGTCCTGCTCTTCGGGGCTGACGTACTGCTTTATCTTCAGAATTGCCGAAGTATACGCAGTTGGGGAGATTATCTGCGTGACTTCTGTGATCGCCCATAAACGAAGAAGCTCAATTATCTCGGAGGTGTAATATGGCACTACGTTATCCGAATATTCGCGCGGCAGCGCATCGTCAAATACTGCCGTGAATGTAAGCTGCTTTCCAGCGAAACCTTTGTAGCCCCTTTCAGTCGGTACTGACCGACTCCCGGTGCCGCTACTATTCTTCGTCCACCTGTTTAAATACTTTATTTCGATTAGCTCTCCCCCGCCCGCCGGCACCAGCATCGGAAACGCGAGTGACAGGCCCTTTTTGGCGTACGCCGCAGGAGTAACGGGAGGTCTGCCCCCCGGCGCGTCTTGTAGAACAACCGAGAGAACCGGGACACGGTGCGTTTGTCGTGCAGGCTCGCCGCCAGCTGCGGCCACGTCCTCTGGAGACGTGTTCTGAGCAAACAACGATGATACATCAAACTTGGGTGCGGGCATTAGCTCAATCGTCCTTGCCGAAGACTCTCCATTGCAACGCTCTCCCGAATCGTCCGGCCTATCTCCATTCCGTCAAGATAGATCGGTGATGTCACCGTCACGCGCATTTCCGCTGGCGAAGCCTGTTTTGACGTAGCGAAATTCCCGAGCATGGATGCAAGCTCCTTGAGCGGGATGATGGCCTCTGCCCCTGCTTCACCGACCACAACCGGCGTGGGTCGAACGACAATTCCCCCAGCCGCCAGCTGCGGAAATGACGAATCGCCATCGTCATGAAGGCTCTCCCCGCGGTCTGTAATAGTAAGTTGCCTTTGAGGAGGATTCCCGGCAGTGCCTTGGCGGATCGCGTCAAGCGTCGCTCCCGAAAGCGCGCCCGAACCCGCCGCCCCGCCGCTCATGTTGAGACCTCCCGTTACTCCTGTGAGTACCGTTGATCCCGCATCTCCAATCTTTCCGGTCACTTCTTTGAGAGTCTCCGCGTAACTTTGAAAGCCGCCCGTAGCCGCTTTCCAAAGCCAGACTATCAGCGTAATGGCAGCGATAGCTATGATTACAATGGCGATAAACTTCACCAGCGCGGCGGACCACGCAGCAAACGTCTTAAGCCCGGCCGCCTCAAGCACCGCAAACGTCATCTGAAACTGCACGAATGTCTTAATTGCTATAAGCCCGCCAACTGCGAGAAGGAGGAGGAAGCCAAAGATTTGAAATAGCCTAGTTGTAACGCCAGGAAACCACTCCATAGATGTGGCCACGATGTCGACAAATGACTTAGCAATTTGCATTAGGGGTGCCAGTAGCGGACCGCCCATGATGATTTGAATGTTCTCTAGCGAACCCTCAAGTATCTTCATTGACATTTTATAGGTATCAAGACCCGCAGCATACGCCTTATTTACGGCTGACTGCGCAGTTCCTGATTTTTCAAGCTCGTCAGTATTCGCAGCTGTGAGGCCGGTCAGCTTTTCGACGTTTCTGGACATTGCAATGAGGTCTGAAATATAGTTACCGTGCAACCCCGCCGTTTTCAGTAGCGTAGCTGCTTCGACGCCCCCCTGCGCATTCAACCCTCTGAGAAGAACCTGGAACGCTTTTACTGGCGCCGCCCTAAACATTTTTTCGAATTCTTTTGCAGACTCGATGGCTTTAATTTTAGCGAGCGAGGAGCCGAATGCGTTTATGTTTACCGCCATGAGCTGGAACGTCCTGTTTATAGCCGTCGATCCTCGGCGAATTTGAATTCCCGAGTCGACCATGAACGCCGCCAACGCAAGAGTCTCTGACTCGCTCGCGCCCATTGCTCTGACGAAAGCACCGAAGCGCTCGGTGGCCTTAATGACGTCCTGAGTCGTTCCCTTGATGGACCACCCAAGACGAGTGGCGACTGATGCAATTTCGTTCATCTTTTCTGCCGTTGGATTGGCTATGGCGAGCCAAGTTGCCAGCTTTCCAAGGAACAGTGCCGCCTGCGCGTCCGTGGAGCCGATGGCGCGCCCAAATTTGATGGCCTCAAACCCCAGCTGGATCATTTGATCAGTTGTCAAGATTGCCGCGAACCCCATCCTCGCAAATTCGACGGAAGCTTTTGCGACTTCATTCGCCGTAGTGGGAAGAGGAGTCGTGAACGCAATAATCTTTTTCTTTAGCTCGGTGAGATTGTCACCTGATTTTCCGGCGATCACCGAGAACGTTTGCATGTTTGTCTGAAACTCGGCCGCTTTGTCTATCACTGACGAGAGTGCGCCTTTAAGCACCATAGCGGCTCTCGCGAGTCCCTGCATCATCTGACTGGCAACAAGAGGCGCTGTGCCCAACGCCAATTTGCCCGCGAGACCTCCCTCTTTTATTTTTGCGTTGACTTCTCTGAATCCTTGTCCAGTGATCTTGTTTATAAGGGAGAACCTTGTCGCGAGTTTATCGAGAACAGCGGATACCTGGTCTTTGGCAACAAAACGAAGACCGAACGTCGCAACGGAGGCTAGATCAGCCATCGGTCATCTCACATTCTTGCCTTCGACTTCACCGAATCCAACTCACGTCGTTGATGATCATGATGCTCGCTGCATCGGTCGAGCAGGGCTAATCGATCCCGATCTGTCAACGCCAATAGATCCGACCAGCCGAACCCAGTTAAGGTCATTCCGATGAAGAACAGCTGATCCATCAGAATGTCGTACGGTTCCTTATCGACGTTTTCCCCCGCCGGAATCAGCGTGGGGTCTTGAATAAAAAATCAGTGTCGCTCAAGTCAAGCAGCGTGTTCTTTCCGCAGATGGCGCACGTCAGGTTCGTCGTCCAATCCGGACCCGGCAGCTTCTTTCGGAACGACTCTTCTAGCCACTCGATCACTCGGATCGAGCGGCTGTCAATAAACCCGAGCGTGTTCGGGGCCGTGACGATTTGGCCGTTTTCTGACCACTCTTTGATAAGTCTTGCGTACAGTGAGTACGTCGCACCGAGAGGGTCGGATCGCTGTATATCGGCGATCGCTATCTGGTCGAAGCCCGTCGGAAGACGAAGCTTTACATCGAGCCCCAGTTCGGGACTCTTGAGCTGCGTTACCGCGAAAGATCCGTCAATCTCGAAGTCTCGCGGATGCTCAAGCTCAACGATACGCAACTGCTCGATGTCGAGATCGAACGTAATCTCTTCCTGACACTTCGGACACGTACCCCGCGACTGCACAATGGACCCGATGGAAATTAATCGCAGTTTCATAAGAATGAAGTCGCGATCACCCGTAGTGAGTGAATTAAGAAGCTGTGGCGTCGGAGAAACGCCGCCAATTTGCGTCGTGCATTGTCCGAGAAGGTTCGTCAGCGCTACCGCAGGACTCCTTTGTCCGGTTCGCTGCGTCAACAGACGCCTAGTCCCCGCAGTCATTGGCGTAAGTTCAATGTCTCGGTGAACCGTGCCATTCTGGATAAGCCCGAGAGGAAGTGTAAAATGCTCGCCCATGATAATTCCTTTCACCACTGGTAAAAGATACTTTGCGGTACTACCGCAACCACCGCCGTGCTATCGACAGACTTCTTCCACCTCAGTCGCGACCATCATACTTAACCGTAATTCCGGCACATCTAAGCTCCATCGAAGATATCCAAATAGTATTCGCACTCGCGTCAAGGGGACCGAGACTAAATTTCGTCGGCCACGCTTGAATAAGCTTGACGGTAATTCCAGGAAGGGAGCCGCGGCTGATGCTTCGCCCCTCTGCCGTATTTCGCGGCTGCATTCCCGTCGGATACGCCGGGGAATACGCTTGCGGATGCTTCGGAATTTCTATCGTAACATCGCGCTTTCGAATAACCCGGCGGGTATTTTCACCGCTCTCGCTATCCCTAACGACCTGCGTGTGAAGTAGTTTCATCGTATCAAGAAACCACAGGTAAAGAGCATTCCCACTCGGAGATTGCGACATGCCCCTCTCAAACGTAACGGCACCATGCTTGATCCTGCCGGGTATGTAGACAGCTTCCGGATATGATCCCTGTGCAACTTCAGTGACTTCGATCTCCTGGTCGAGACCGAAGACCTTTGAAAATCCGACGCGATCCGGATTACCGCCCCCTGCCGGAAGATTAAAATCATGCCCCAACCCATCGAAGATGACTGAGAAGTTGCAAGCTATAATTGGATCAGCCTTGTGCCCGATCACTAAGTTAGCCGTTCCTTAAGCCGTCGTCATTTCTGACAGAGCCAATTCCTGCTTCGCCGACCGCCGACCGCCGCCTCAACCCACAGCACCCCCGAACAGCTGCTCCACCGAGACAGTTATCCCCGGAGGAGTTAACGCCTCAAATGCCAACGTAAACGTGGCGATCCAAATATCGCTTGCGTTCGCGTCAAGATCGCCGTACTCGATCATACGCGGCCACGCGTTGAGTAGGACTATCTCCCACTCCGGCCGACCGAGTCTGTTCAGAACAGCCACGTGAACATCGTGTCGAAAGTTTTCGGCACCGTCGACCTCGCCAGACATCGCCGTTGACGCAGCCTCTTTCCACGCAACGAGAGCCTCCATCGACGCAACGTGCGCGACCCCGCGCTCAAACGTCGCGTCCCCCGTCTTTATGAGACCGGGAAGTTTCATCGGAGCGAGAGACTGGTCACCATCACGGTACTCGATAACCTCGGACTCTTGGGAAATACCAGATATCTTCGAGAATCCCATGGGCAACAGCGAGGGGAAATCCGGAATGGTTACCTGATACTTCATGCCGCGAAGAGGATCCGGCCGTCCTGTCGCATACACATTTGCCATTGTTCGCCTCCTCTAGCCTAGCGGCTACTCGGATACTTCGACGTTTCCGCCGATCCGCGACAGCCGCAGTACGATAAACTCAGCAGGGAATGGCGGGTTGTAGCCGACGGCCACGTTTACGCGCCCTTGGTTGACCACGTCCTGCGGATTGTTTTCGCTGTCGCACTTTACCAAATAAGCCGCGCTCGCATCGTCGCTCGGATACAGCCAGCCCGATCGCCAAATGCCGAGCATGAATCCGCCGCACGTGTTCGAGATTTGGCTCCACAGCGACGGGTCAATTGCGCGCATGAGATATGCGCGCAGCCCTCTACGCAGAGACACCTTGATGAAGTTCGTGAGGTTACGAACGTTGACGTAGTGCTTACCGTCAGGGGCGTTCTGCAGCGTACGAGCACCCATGATTCTGATTCCCTCGCCCGGGTATCCACGGATGACGTTGACGCCGATCGGGTTGAGGATATCGTGCTCAGGATCGCTGACCTCGTACATAACGCCGTTGACTCCGGAAAGAGCGATGTTCGCCGGAGGCGTGTGCGGCCCAG